GTTGTCGTTCGCGGCGCGCCGCCGGCGCCGGCGGCCCTGCAGCGTCCAGCCCCGGTCGGCGTGCGGCATGCCGTGCTTCGGCACGAACTCGCCGCCGACCAGGCGGCCGCAGTTGCCGACGTGGTCGATGATCAGGCCGTAGGGCTTGCCCGAGGCCGCGATGGCGTCGAGCCGGCCCTCGCGCGTGCTCAAGTCGAAACCGTCGGCGTACACCGGGCGCAGCACCCGGCCGCAGGCCTGCAGGAACCAGGCGAGGGACTCGGTGAGGCGCAGCAGGATGGCGACCTCGGCCACCGGGATATCGGTGCCCTCGCTGATCAGGTCCTTGTTCACCAGGCCGTGGATCGAGCCGTCGGCCAGGCCGTAGATCAGCCGGTCGCGCTCGCCGTCGTCCATGCCACCGTGGATGACCTCGAATCGCCAGCCCGCGGCGCGGAACTCGGCGGCGACCTGCTCGGCGTGCTTCAGGTTCGCGGCGAACACGATGGCCGGCCGGCCCGGCGCCAGGCGCTCGTAGTGCTCGATGGCGTCGCCGATGATCTCGCGCGAGCTCATCAGCAGCGCGGCCTGCTGCTCGGTGTCCAGGTCGCCGTCGCGCCGGTGCGCGACACCGGAAAGGTCCACGCGCTGCGGCGGAACCACGACGCGCGGCGGCACCAGGTAGCCGTCGGCGATCAGCTCCTTCGGCGACGGCCCGAGCACCATCACATCGAACACGTCGCCGAGGCCCTGTCCGTTGGTCCGGCACGGCGTCGCGGTCACGCCGAGCAGGCGCGCGCGCGGGCAGGCCTCGATGATGCGCGCCCAGGTGCCGGCCACGGCGTGGTGCGCCTCGTCGATCACGATCAGGTTCGGGTCGAACGCGGCCAGCCACTCCATGCGCACGCCGAGCGTCTGCACGGAGGCCACGGCCACGTGCGCGCCCGGATCGATCATGGGCCAGCCCAGGCGCTCGACATGCGCGCGGCGGATGCCGGCGATCTTGTCCTTCGGCGCGATGATCTGGTGCCTGACCCCGATGCTGCCGACGGCCAGCGAGGCCTGGCGGATCAGCTCCTTCCGGTGTTCGAGGATCAGGACGCGGTTCCCGCGCTGCGCGGCGCCATCGGCGATCGCCGCGTAGAGCACAGTCTTGCCCCCGCCGGTGGGCAGCACGTACAGCGGCCGCTTCAGGCCGGCGCGGTACTGCGCGCGGATCTCGTCGCGGCCGCGCTCCTGATAGGGGCGGAGCGTCAGCTTCATGCAGAGCGGCGGAGGATGGCTTCGATCCGCAGCGCCGCCGCCTTGATGGTCTCGACGTCGGCAAGGACCTGCTCGGCGGCCGTGGGCGTGGGCGCGGACGCGCCGTCGCCGCGGCTGGCCGCGATGGCCAGGATCGCGCGGCGCAGCTTGGCGACCTGCTGCGGCCTGGGCACCGAGCCCTGCTTCCACCGGGGCGGCGTCGAGCGCGCGATGCCGGCGCGATCGCAGGCTTCCCCGATGCCGACGCCGAGCTGGCCGGCGAGGTCATAGAGGGCGAGGCCCGGGTTCTTCTGGGGCATGGGGGCTCCTAATTGGCGGGGATGCGCGTAGATTTGCAAATGTTCGCGCAGTAATGCCGGAGCGCGCAAGTAGTCCGGGCGGCCTATGCGACAAAACAGAGCAGCCCTTCGGAAGGCCTCTTGAAGCCCTGAATATTCACGGGTGCGCACGCGATTACATGGACCGTCTGTTGCGTGCGATGAACACGCGCGCCAGAATTGCCACGCCCCGGAATCATCGGGGCACCCCGTGAACAACAGAGGACTGTATGACCACGACCGAACAGGCCGGGCCACCAAGCGGCCCCGGCTACTTCCTTGGGATCACCAACGAGGCCTACCACACCGGCCCAGGAGTATCGAAAAGCCAGCTCGACTGGGTGCACCGCGCACCCGCGCTGCTGCAGTGGGAGCTGAACGCGCCGCGAGATGATGAGGCCCGAGCATCCGTCGACATCGGCGATGCCTTCCACGCGCGCGCGCTCGAGCCCGAGCGGTTCGCAGCGGAATACACCGCCGACTTCGTGCCGCCCGACAACGCGCTGGTCACCGTCGACCAGATCAAGGCGTACATGGACGAGCACGGCATCGGCTACGGCGCGAAGGACACCAAGGGCACGCTGACCGAGAAGCTGCTCGCCGCCGATCCCGACGCGCCCCTGATGGAACGCCTGCGCGAGAGGTGGGCGCGGGAGATCGGCGCGCGCACTGTGCTGACCGCCGACGAGTGGCGGAAGGTCCACCTCATGCGCGACAGCGCGATGGCGCACCCGTTCGCGCGCACGCTGCTCGAGGCCGACGGCGACGTCGAGCCGAGCATCTACTGGACCGACCCGGAGACGGGCGAGCTGTGCCGCTGCAGGCCCGACAAGCTGGTGCGCCTGCCCAACGGCATGCGCATCCTGCTCGACGTCAAGACCACCGGCGACATCGACCGATTCAGCGCCTCGATCGAGGAATACCGCTACCACGTGCAGGACGCCTTCTACACCGAGGGCTACACCCAGCACTTCGGCGCCGAGCCGTTCGCGTTCGTTTTCCTCGTCGTCAGCACCACGCGCAGCGCCGGCAAGTATCCGGTGCGGTGCTTCGCGCTGACTCCGGAGGAAAAGCTCGCCGGCAGGGACGCGTTCCGCGCCGACCTGGACCGCTACGCCGAGTGCAAGCGCACCGGCATCTGGCCCGGCATCGAGACCATCNCCCGCCCGGCATGGGCACGCCGCGCTGCGGCCTAATCGAGACTCACCCCAGTTATGAGTACCGAAACCAACACCACCGATCTGCTACCCACCACCGCGGCCGCGCCGCAGGCGCAAGCGCTGGCCGTGTTCAGCGGCGCGTCCCAGTTCGAGACCGCGCAGCGCATCGCCAAGGCGCTGGCCTCGTCCGACGTGATCCCCGAGGCCTACAAGGGCAACATCGCCAACTGCCTGGTCGCGCTCGAGGCCGCGCAGCGCATCGGCGCCTCGCCGCTGATGGTGATGCAGAACCTGCACGTGATCCAGGGCCGGCCGTCGTGGTCGTCCACATTCATCATCGCCGCGCTCAACGCCTGCGGCCGGTTCTCGCCGCTGCGGTTCAGGGTCGAGGACGTCGGCGAGAAGACCGTGACCTACGAGTACTGGGACGGCCCGAAGGGTCAGCGCCAGAAGAAGCAGGGCACCGTCAAGATCCGCGACAAGTCGTGCGTCGCCTGGGCCTACGACAAGGCGACGGGCGAGGTGCTCGAAGGCCCGCCGGTCACCATCGAGATGGCCGTGCACGAGGGCTGGTACACCAAGGCCGACAGCAAGTGGCGCACCATGGAGGACCTCATGCTGCGCTACCGCGCCGCGGCGTTCTTCGGCCGGCTCTACGCGCCGGACGTGCTGATGGGCATGCACACCGTCGATGAGGTCAACGACGTGATCGACGTGACGCCCACGCGCGTCGAGACGCGCACCAGGCCCGCCAACGCGGCGGTGGATGACCTGAACGTGGCCGTGGCCACCGCGGCCACCGCGGCGCCCGCGCCGGCCAACGACAACGTGCCGCCGCCTGCCGAGGAGCAGGCGGAGGACGTCGACGACGCGCCGGCTGCTGCATCGGACAACGACCTGTTCTAACGTGAGCGCGCTATGCAGAAGCCCGCGAACGACAACGCCGAGAAAAAGTACTTGACCCCGGAGGACCTCCACGAGCGCTGGGAGCGCCGCATCGCGGTCCGCACGCTGTCGAACTGGCGGAGCCTGGGCCTCGGCCCGAAGTTCACCAAGATCGGCGGCCGCATCCTCTACCCGGTCGAGGAGGTGGAAGCCTACGAGGCCAGGCGCACGACGGACAGCACGTCGAAGTACGCGCGAGCGTGAGCAGCGGCGGCGGCCGGGGCGACCTGGCCGCCGTTTTATTAAACGGCATCTGAACGGACGCAGGCCTTCACATTGCGTTGATGCGCGCGCGTGCGCGAAAATTGGCGCACCGGGGCACGGCACGCCCCAACGACATCCCCGACATGCAGACCAACCAGCGCCAGCCTACGCCCACGCCGCAGGACTCACTCGCCGGCGTTGCCGACAAGTACGGCCTGCTGACCGCTCTGGATGTGAGCCTGCGCGACCGCGCCACCAACATGGTCGACGAGGCCATGAAGGCATCCGACCCCGAGGCCGCCAGGATCATCGCGTCCGCGCTCGACGGCATCTGTGGTCCGAAGATCAAGACTGTCGTGCTCGAGCACCTCACCGAGGCGGCGTGCAGGATCAGGCACACCGCCATCGAGATGGCCTACCAGAACCTCGTCGAGCGCGTGGTCGCGCAGCTGCGCGACGGCCAGCCCATCGCCTTGTGACGGCCATGGCGACCGATACCGCAACGCCGCCGAGCCGGGCGCGCGCGCTGGCCGACCGCATCCAGGAGCATCTCCTCGGCGAGGGCGACCACGACGCCGCGCAGCTGCTGCGCGAGGCCTGCACTGAACTCCGCGAGCTGGAATGGGCGGTCAACATGCTGATGGAGACCGTCAACCGGACCCCGCAATCCACCACCCCACGAAACCCTGAACCATGAACCTGAACGACGATATCCGCCGCGTGCTCGGCAACTCCGGCGAGCCCATGACCGGCCGCGAGGTCTGCAACGCCATGGGCTGCGAGACCAAGGATGAGCGCGACGAGGTCTACAAGCGCCTGGCCGCGATGGTGTCCAGTGGCACCGGCGTCGAGCGCCTCGACGACGGGCGCTACATGCTGACCCCGGGCTGGAAGCCGAAGAGGGGCGGGCGCCCTCCGAAGTGGACTCGCCTCCTCGAGGCCGCGGCCGCGCAGAAGGAGCCCGCGGCGCCGGCCGCCGGTTCCGCGCCGGCCGCCGAAGCGGCGCAGGAGCGGGAGGCCGCGCCCGTGGCTGCGCCCATCAAGGGCGGCCTCACCGCGTGCAGTGCGGAGTCCGAGCGCTTGACGAAGCTGCTCAACCAGCTGACGCCGCACGACGACGGCATCACCACCGGCTCCGTGGTCCTGCCGCGCGAGACGATCGCCACCCTGGTGGACGCGCTGCTGCAGCGCGCCGGCCTCGACCGCGACAATCTCCGCGCCCTCTATCTCGCGGCCGCGGCCATCGAGGGCGGCACGGCATGAAGCCGATCATCGCCTACGCCGTGTTCGGCCCCGATGGCCGCATGGAGACCGCGCGCGCATCGCACGACCAGGCGGTCGCCGCGGCCCGCATCATCGGCGGCACCGACTGGGAACTTCACGGATTCTCCGTCGAATCCGTCACCGTCATCCGACACAACCCGGCACCATCCAAGAACCATGGGGAAAACCGATGAGTACCGAGCAGCCCACCCTCGCTGAAATGGAAGCACGCCGCGACGAGCTGGAGCACAGCATCGCCGTGCTCGAGGCCAAGCTCGCCGCCGTGCGCGCGCACCGCATCCAGACCGGCGAATACGCCGACCCGGACTGGTATCGCCGCGCCATCACGCGCCTGCGATTCACCCGCCTCGACCTGCAGCAGCTCAACCGCAAGATCGCCGCGGTGAAGCGCGAGCAGCGCCAGGCCCACGCCGCAGCGCTGGAGCGCGCCTTCGTCCAGGCCGCGCGCGAGCTGCTCACCGGCCAGACCTTCGACGCGATCATGACCAAGGCGCAGGCCTCGGTGGGTGCGTAAACGGGGGGAACCATGGACGATTTCGACCGCGCCGCACAGTACGAGGAAACCGAGCGCCAGCTCGCCATCAGGAACCACGTCTCGCGCGTCCGCAAGGAGCCGCGCGACTACTGCGAGGACTGCGGCGAGGACCTCGCCGAGCACCGCCGCGAATACGGCACCTGCATCGAGTGCCAGACCGCCCGGGAGTTCCGGGAAAAACACCACCGCCGCAACTGATCACGTGAGGTCCGCGCCTGTATGAACAACTGCACCTTCGCCGGCCGTCTTGGACGCGACGCCAAGACCCGCAACGTCGGCGACACGCAAGCCACCAGCTTCTCGCTGGCCGTCGACGAATACGCCGGCCGCGGTGAGCGCCGCACGCTCTGGGTCGATTGCACGATCTGGGGAGAGCGCGGCGCCAAGCTCGCCGAGTTCCTGGCCAAGGGCACGCCCGTGGCCGTGAGCGGCCAGGCCGGCGTCCGCACCTACGAGGGCCATGGTGGCACGAACGCCGTGCTCACCCTGCGCGTGGCCGAGATCGCGCTACTGGGCAGCAAGGCCGACAGCGAGCAGCAGCAGCGCCTGGCGCCCGCCAGCAAGCCGCAGCAGGCCGCGCAGCAGAGGCCCGCACCGGCTCCGGTCCAGGACTTCGCCGACGACGATATCCCGTTCTGATCCCGCCGCGCCGGCGGTTTCCGGCGCACACCCACACCCAACAGACCTAGCCTATGAAAATCGTCCGTCTCACCGCAGAAAATGTGAAGAAGCTGAAGGCCGTCGAGATCGTCCCCGACGGTTCCGTGGTCCAGATCACCGGCCCGAACGGGTCCGGCAAGTCCAGCGTCCTCGACGCCATCTACATGGCCCTGGCCGGGACCCGCGCCATCCCCAGCAAGCCGGTGCGCGCCGGCGCCGACAAGGCCCGCATCCAACTCGACCTCGGCGAGGTCATCGTCNCCCGCCGGTTCACCGCCGCCGGCGGCACCACGCTGGTGGTCGAGGCCTCCAACGGCGCCAGGTTCCCGTCGCCACAGCGCATGCTCGATGACCTGCTCGGCGCGCTGACCTTCGACCCGCTGGAATTCAGCCGCATGGATCCGCGCCGCCAGATGGAGACGCTGCGCGGCCTGGTCAAGCTGGACACCGACATCGACGCGATCGACGCCGCCAACAAGGCCGACTACGAGGCCCGCACCGCGGTCAACCGCCGCGCCAAGGACCTGCGCGCCCAGGCCGAGGGGATCAAGGTCGACCCGGCCGTTCCGGCAGAGCCGGTCGACGTGGCCGAAATCAGCGCCGAGATGCAGCGCGCGGCCGAGCACAACGCCGACATCGAGCGCCGCAAGGCGAACCGGGAGAAGGCCGCGGCCACGATCGCGCAGGAGCGCGCCAGGGCCGAGCGGCTGCGCGAGGAGGCCGAAGCCCTGCGCCGGAGGGCCGAGGCCGCCGAGGCGGACGCTGCCGAGGCCGAGAGGGGCGCCAACGAACTGCAGGCCAAGCTGGAGGCCGCCGGCGACCTCCCGGCGCCGATCGACGTGGCCGACCTGCGCGCCAGGATCGACCGGGCCGCGGCGATCAACAAGGCCGTGGCGGACCGCCAGCGGCGCGCCGAGCTCGAACAGCAGGCCGCCGCCGCCGAGCAGGAAGCCGCCGAACTGACCGCAAGGATGGAGGAGCGCAGCCGGCAGCGCGCCGAGGCCATCGCCAGCGCCGCGATGCCGATCCCGGGTCTGAGCTTCGGCGACGGCGAGGTCCTCTACAACGGCCTGCCATTCGACCAGGCCAGCAGCGCCGAACAGCTGCGCGTCTCGGTGGCGATCGCCATGGCGGCGAACCCGAAGCTGCGGGTCCTGCGCATCAAGGACGGCAGCCTGCTCGACGAAAACAGCCTGCAGATGATCGCCGAGATGGCCGCCGACCAGGACTACCAGGTCTGGATCGAGCGGGTCGATACCAGCGGCAAGGTCGGTATCGTCATGGAGGACGGGACCGCGCGCCAGGCCGGCGAACTGGCCTATGCGGAGGAGGCCGCAGAGGAGGGCGAGCAGGCATGACCGCGCTCGCCTTCTTCGCCGGCTGCATCATCGGCGCCTGCGTCGGCGTCGTCGCCATGGCTGCGATCTGCGCGGGGAGGGGCGGCGAGTGAGCCAGACCCGCACCTGGTCCGCTATCGAGGCCGTGGCGTCCACCGCCATCGGATTCCTGGTGAGCTGGGCGATCACGCCGCCCGTGCTCGCGCTGTTCGGCTACAGCGCCGGCGCCGGCACAGCGTTCGGCATCAGCTGCATCTACACCGCCATCAGCCTGGCGCGCGGCTACGTCGTGCGCCGGCTGTTCAACCGGCTGGATCGGCGGCGGTGGGAGCGGGCCAAGTCCCGCCGGGCCCGCGACGTGTCCGGGGAGCTGCTCCCGGGACGGCGCGCCACCAACGACAACACCCGGGCGCAGTGGACGCGCAAGGGAGCGGCGTGACGCCCGCCGAGCTGGAACAGGCATTCCCGGAGCTGTTCGACCTGGCGCGCCGGCTGCGCGACCGCGGCGGCGCCGCATCTGTGCGCCTGCGCTGCATCTACACGCGCGGCCAGGACGGCGCGCCGGAGGTCATCGCCGGGAAGCTGCCGCCGCCCGAGGCCGAGCACGTCGCCCAGGTCTCATGGGACGGCGACTACGAGCGCTACCTGCCGCGCGAGCAGCGCGGCCCGTACCTAGGACGCGAACGATGAGCTGCAGGGTATGCGAGAAGGTCCGGCGCTGGCTGGACCGCACCGTGCGGCGGCCACGGCCGGCACCGCCGCCACCGAAGCCGAGGCCGCGCCGATGAGCACAGGCACCGACCTGATGCACCGGATCATGCTGGCCGTGGGCGCGCTCGCGCACGTGCGCGTGTTCCGCAACAACGTCGCACAGGCATGGGTCGGCGAGGCCCGCCGACTCAGCACCGGCGACGTGCTGATCCGCGGCGCACGCCCGCTCCACGCCGGCCTGACGCGCGGTTCAGCCGACCTGATCGGCTGGACCAGCATCGAGATCACGCCCGACATGGTCGGCCAGCGCGTCGCCGTGTTCACCGCGATCGAAGCCAAGGACGGCAAGGGCCGCGCCACCGCAGACCAGCGCCGCTTCCTCGGCGCCGTGCGCGCCGCCGGCGGCATCGCCGGCATCGCCAGGACGCCGGAGGACGCTGTCAAGCTGGTTTCGCGGGGATAACCGGGTACAACCGGGAGTTGCAGGCGGAAACCGCCAGCGGCATACTCACCGCACCTGTTCTGTCGATGTCGCGAACGTGAATGGAAACACCACGCCGCCCACGCCGGCGGAAATCCGCAAGCTACGAGAGAAAGCAAGGCTAACACGGGCCGAAGCCGCGCGACTGGTCCACAGCACCGAGTGGCGCTGGCGCGACTGGGAGACCGGCAAGCACCGCATGGCGCCGGGCCTGTGGGAGCTGTTCCAGATGAAGATTGCGCAGCGGGAGGGGCGGTCATGATCGGCTCCTACCGCGTCCATGTCCTGTTCGGGCGGGGTGCCGTCGCATGACTGCGCCCGCCCGCTTCGACATCGACGACCTGAAGTCCCGGATCAGCCTCGAGGACCTGATCGAGGCCTGCGGCGTGCAGCTGCGCCGGCAGGGCCGCGAGCTGGCCGCGCTGTGCCCGTTCCACCGCGAGAAGACGCCATCGTTCAAGGTCACGCCGAGCACGCAGCTCTACTACTGCGCGGGCTGCGGCGCCGGTGGCGACCACATCCAGTTCCTGCGCGACTTCTACGGCATCGGATTCAAGGACGCCGCGCGGCGGCTGGCCGAGATCGCCGGCGGCGGCATCCCCGCGGCGAACGACAACG